CAGACCTGCGTAACCGAGTTGGGCTGTCCGAATTTCAAGGCCGCGCAGAACCTTTCGCACGCCTTGCAGTCGATCGGCGTGGACTCGACTAAGGCGCTGGCGAAAACGACCCCCGCTGATCTGTTGCGATTGGAGGGCGTCGGGGAGCGCACCGTGTTTGTGGCCCTGTGCGTCCTCGATGCCAACTTGCCAGGCAAAGAGGCCGAGCATTGGCTCCACTCTGACGAGAGCGAGAAGCGCAAACGCGAGGAGCCCAAGCCGAAACTGACCGCGAAAGAGCGCACCTTGCGCCGCCACCCGCGCCCCGGCGGGATGCCGGCGAAAGAGGCCGTCGCCGGTTAGGAGACGAGGGGCGGCGGTCGTTACTGGCCGTCGCCCACGCCTAGCGTCAGCATGCGCGGCGTCGTGCCGCCGCCTCCGCCCCCGGTGGCCTGCACGTAGATCGCACTCGCCCCGATATTCGCGCCGGTCCCGGCCAACGTCGCGCCGCCAGGCGAGGCAAACGAGTACGTGCCGCCGCAGTCCGTCCCCTGAAACGTCGTCGCGCTGGAGTACCAGTCCACTTGCCCCGTGTTCACCACGACGGCCAGGAAGTACGTTTGCCCGCTCGTGATCGTCGGCGGGGAGGCGAACGTCGCGCACGCAAAGCCGAGCACCGTCGGGGACGCCGTCGCGTTACTGATCGCCAGTTGCGTCCCGCCGCTGTTGAACACGATGATCTTGAAGTTACTACCGCTGCCGGCCCAGTCGAGGATCCGCACGCACCCCTGCGCGGCCGAGCCGGACGCGACGGCCACATAGCCGGCGGTAATGTAGCGCGCCACGCCGTTGGTGAGTCCCTTGGCGTTGGCATAGGTCGCGTTGTTGTCGCCCACGAGGAGCGTTTGCGCCGACACGCCAGCCGGCAACGCGAGCACGAGGAGCGCGGCGAGGATCGTCCTCATGTGAATTGTCCGATCCGGGTCGCGGTCGTACAGCCGGTGCCGCCGATGACCCATAGATACATGCCCGAGAGCGCCAGCGTGCGCCGCTGGATTAGGAACGTGATCGAGGTGGTCGCCCAACTTGAGACGGGTTGCCACTCGCGGACGCGTTCGGTGCCGGCGTTGCCGGTCGAGACGGCGCCCGACACGTTCCACGTGGACTCGGCCGAGATCATGATCCGGCACCACGAATCATCGACCACGTGCAGATCCCAGTAGACGTACCACGGCGAAGCGGTGACGTTGTTGGAGTGTTGCTCGCCATAGACGACGGCTTGCGCGTTGGTCAGGCCGGTACACTGCGTGACCCATCGCTGTGTGGCGCGCGGAAACGCATAGGTGGCGTTTCGGATGTGATGGAATTCGGCATCGCGCACGTTACTGGCGCTCGATTGCTGCGCCTCGTACTCGTCCACCATCCATTGCCCTTGCCGAAAGCCATGGCCGCCGAATACCGATTCGCCGCCTGGCGGGGACGGGCAATTTTCCGTGCTGTAACGCGGGTCGCCGCTGGCGCCGCTGGCGCCGTCGTGGCCCTCGTAAAAGTTGTTAATGCCGCTCACCGGCCAGAACCGGGGGAATTTCAGATTGAACGAGGCCGGGTCGAGCGCCGATGGAAAGTAGCGGCGCGTGTAGACGTAGGTTTGCGCGCCGGTGAACGGCACGCCCCCCTGTGGACCCATGACGCAGTTACCGCCGCCGATGACCGGACACGTGACGTCCATCCGGGCGCTGCCGGCCGCGTTCGGGGCGAGCACGACGGTGGTAAACGCGGACTCCGCCGACCACGCGTTGGGGTTGGTCGTGTTGCGCGAGTAGGTGGCGTCGGGATTTAGGTTTGCTTCGAGCGGCCAGTAATAAAGGGCCTTGGAGCCGTTCGGCTTGGTGCCCCACGATCCGGCCGCGCGCGTGATCGTCACGACCTGGCCATCGGCAAACGTGCCGGTGCCGTCGAATCCGGAATCGAACGTGATCCCGGTACCGCCACCGCCACCACCGGACGCCGGGATTGACGGCTTGACGATGCGGATCGCTTGCGCGCCGACCAGCGACAGCGCGGCAGCGACGAGGCCGATCGCCGCGCTAATTGATCGCCACGACATACGCGATCGTCCCGCTTACCTGGCCGGTCGAGGATTGCAGGAGGCAGACGTTGGCCGCGTCGGCCGTGCTCTTGGCGATCGCGCCGGTGCCGGCGCCCGCCGCGATGCCGCCATTGGCCGCAAAATTCCAGCCCGTGGCCGCGGTCGTACCGCCCATCATCCCGGCCGTGCCGGTCGCGCACACGGCGCCGGTGCCGTTGACGAGCGCGACATTCTGCGCCGTCGCGGACACGACGTTAATCGCGCACACGTAGGTGCGATTCGAGGCCGTGCCGGTAAACAGTTGCGTGCTCGCCGTCTGATTGATCGCGACGAACAGTTTCGTCCCGCTGGCGCACGGGTCCGGCGAGGCCCGGACGCGATCCCAGGTGGCCCCGTTCCAGCCCATCAGATAGGCGCCCACCGCCGGGACGGTCGGATTCGCCGCCGCGTCGGCCAGGGCCGCAGCGGCGGGCAGTTCGGTCGCATCGGCCGGCATGGCCGACACGGACACGGAGCCGAGCACGCCACCGCCCCCGCCGGCCGCGCCGCCGCCCGAGCTAATGGCGGTGAGTGTGACCGTGAGCGTGCCCGAGGCCATCGTCGTGGTGATGACGCGCACGGCCCGGCACCCGGCGATCGACGCGGTATACAAGCCCTCGACGTTGGTCGAGACGGTATCGACCGGGGCGGGCGAGGCCGCGACCAGCGACACCGGGATCTCATCGTCCAGATCGAACGTGGTCCCGTCGCCGGCACACTGCAATTCCCAGGTGGCGCTAAACGTGCCGGTGGTCTGGATCAACAGGGACGCCATGCCGGCGGTCCCGGTCATCGTCACGGCGCCGCCGCTCGTGGTGATGTCGCCGGCCGCGGCCATCGTTTTGAGTTGCGATACCGGCTGTGCGTGCGCGCGTGGCGCCTGCACGGCCCACAGCGCGGCGACGAGCCAGGCACGATCGAACAGCCAACACGCGCGAGCACGGGGGCCCATAGCAGTAGCCTTTCCCTTACGCCTGATCCACCACGTACCAGCGCGGGATCGGGTTGGAATTGAGCGACGTACCCGTTTGCGTGAAGCTGTAGACGAGCCACACGGATCGGCCGCCATTGAGTACGAAATTCGCGCCGCCGCCCGGGCTGGCCGGATTCGCACAAAACCGATTCGCCGGCAGCGATCCGGCATTCTCAAATTGAAGGTGAATATCGGCCGACACGGACACCGAATCGTCGCCATTGGTGAGCAAGAGCAGATCCCCGGGCACGCGTCCGGTCGCGTTGATGCCGTTGAGCAAGAGCGGGTTGCTATGGCGCACGATCCGGACGTGTGACGCGCCGGTCAGGCCGGGCCCGTCGAAGTCGTTTTCGGTGCCGACCAGCGTCCGCTGTGGCAACGTGATCGTGTTCAGGATCAGCTTGCCGACCGTCGTCGGGCCGGTCACCGCCAGCGACGAGGCCGTGACGTCGGTATGCCCGCCGTCGCCGTCGTGCTGTTGGCCCCAGCCGACCTGAATCGCCGCAACCAACGTCGCAAGCGCCTGCTTGAGCGCCGACGACAGCGATTCGATCTGCGGCTGATTGATCAGGGTTGGGCGCACGGGATTACCACGACAGGGCCATCGGCTTGAGCAGGCGGATCAGCCACACGATCAAAATGATCACGCACACGATCCTGGCGTAGAGGGAAAACGGCGGCCCGAGTAGCGACTCCGCCACGTAGGTGATCAGGCCGAGCACGAGCACGAGGATCAACAGTTCAACCAACATGATTACGGCTCCCCCGGCTCCTCGGCCGGTTCTGGTGATAGCGCGTTAAGTAGCGCGAGCCGCGTCAGCCACGGGCCGGCCTGTTGGAGCGCGGCGGCTTTCGGGGCGGCGTTGCGACCGAGACGGAACAGTTCGCGACCGGCCAGGCTTTTCAAGAGCGGCGATTTCATCGCCTGCACCGCGGCGGCGCCGGCCACCGTGCCGCCGACGCCATGCCCGAGCAGCGCGCCGATGCCGCCCCCGATCAGGCCGCCGGTGGTGCTCCGCATCGCATCGGCGGGCGTGAAGTGCGCGCCCTGTTCCAATGCGGTGTCGATCGCATCATCGAGCGCATAGCGCCCGCCGAGTTCGGCGTTGAGGCCGGCCGTTTCCGGGTGCAGCGTTTCAATCGTTTTCATCGAGCCGCGGCGCATCGCGTCCCGCATTTGCAGATTGAGCGCCGGCTCGATCGCGCCTGGCGCCTTGTAGTACTTATTCAGTTCCACCTTGCCGCTGTGGATGCGTTGCGCCGGCAACTCCATCAGATTGGAGCCGGGCCCGTGCGGTACCTGCGGGATGGCCGGCGCCGACGGCGGCGTGCGATCGGTGAGGATGATCTTGCTCGGCGGCTGCTTGGGCGGCACCGGCGGCGGCTCTAGCGAGTTCGCATCGAACAGCCGGCGCACCTCCGCATCGACCACGGGGGCCTGTTCGTAGAGTTCGCTGCCGGGGAGATTCTTAGTGCGCTTGGCCTCCGACAGCGCGCGCAAATCTTCGGTGACCGGCGCGATCGTGGTGGTTTTGGTACTGCCCGCGATCAGGTTGCCGAGCGCCGATTCAGTCGAGGCAATGCGGGCGTCGTTGGTGGCCTGCGAGCCGCGCGAGATCAACAACCCTTCTTGGCCGAGTAGGCGCGGCAGGTTGATCTTGTCGTTGTCGGCCATCAGCTTTCGCATGGCGCCGGACGTCCCGAGCGCCGAGCGATTGAACGCCTCGCCGGTGCGCTCCACGCCGCGCGCGACGGTCGGCGCCGCGGCCACGGCCGCCCGGCCCACGTTGGTCATGGGATCAATCAGCGAGCCGGCCTCCGCGACGGCACTCCCGACGCGCCCGACGGCGCCCGGCAGGCGCGCCGCGGCCCCGCCGCCGAGGCTGAGGGCGGTCGCCGCATCAGCGGCCAGGCCGAACGGATCTTCATAGAGGTAGCGGCCGACCTTTTCGGGACTGCCCCACCGTTTGCTGAGATAGTCTTTCGCGCCGCTCGCGACCTTGCCGGCCGCGCCCATGGGATCGGCCTTGACGGCTTGCGCGCCCTGCATCATCCCGGACAGTTGCGGATCGGTCAGAAACTCAAGCCCGCCATGCATGCCTGCGTTAGCCACCTTGCCGAGCAGCATCGCGCCTTGCGCCGTGTTCTTGAGCAGGTTGCCGCCGGAGGCAAGCGCGTTGTACGCGAACCCGCTAAGGCTCGGCTCCTCCTCTTTCGGCTCGCCGCCGATCGTCATCGCACCCTCGCGCGGCGGGTCGAGTACAAACCCCTTCGGCAGCGTCGGCGGCGTGGCCGGCGCGGCGTCCAGTTCAAACCCTGGCGGCAGATTCGGGCGTGGATTCTGTGGCATCGCTTAGTGCCAGGTCTGCCCGCCATCGGTGGACGTGATTTTTTGGCCGGTGGCGGGATTGGTGGCCGTCATGGGCGCCTGATCGCCGCCGTCGTCGGGCCCATGGCCGCCGCCCGAACGCCGCAGTTCTGCCGCGCCTGGCGGCGCCGTGCCGGGAATCTGCGCCGGCCCGCCGCTCATGTTGTTGAATTTCTCATCGGCCATAGCGATCAGGCCGTCGAGGTTGCTAATCAGTTTGCTTTTCGGCTGCGTCCGCTCCACGTTGTAGCCGCGCGCACGCCCGATCTCGCTAGGCGTCAGCGCGGCGCCGAACCGCTCATGCGAGAGCAGCGAAAACAGGTTGGCAATATCGGCGTGCTGCCGTTCCACGCGAGGATCCGCCTGTAGGCCCGTTTCGGTTTTGAAGCCCGTAATCCGCCCCGCGAGCGGGCCGACGCCGCGCCAGCCGGTTTTGTCGCCGCTCTCCTTAATCGCGGTCGCCAGCCGCTTGACCTCCATCAGATCCGCCAGCTTTTCTTTCAGGCCCACGGCGATCCGCTGCGGGGGGGCGATTTCGCCCATCGCTGCCGCTTCGTCGTCGGTCAGAAATGCCCGTTTATTGCTCTGCGTCTGCGGGTCGTACCACTCCACGAGGCGGCGCTTGCCCGAGCCGCCGCCGCTGCGCGCGCTGGCCGCGATACTCGCGATCTCGCGCGCGCTCTTGCGGTTCAATTCGCTTTCGCCGGTACGCCAGTCCTGTTCGGCCTTGTCGCGCTCGGCCTGGCGGAGTGCGTCGTCGGTATGCTCTTTCCGCGACAGTTCGCGATCGGTCTGCTTGTCCTGTAGCTGCGTGTTGCGCCAGGCGACGTCCTGCACGCGGTTCTGATAGTTCTCGTCGCGCGTGCCGACCATTTCGGCCTGGCGGGTCGCCTGCGCGAGTCGGAATTGCTCCGCTTGCTGCGCGCGCTGCGCGACCTGTTCCGCCTCGGCGGCCTTGGCCTGGCGCTGCACCTCGGCAAACTTGTCTTGCGCGAATTTGTCCGCGAGAAACTTTTGCAGAAAGTCTCCCGCGCCCGCCGCGCCGCCGGCTGCGGACCAGTCCGCCATTTAGTACCCCCTTGGCGCGGTCGCCATATTCGGGCCGGTGTAGCGACCCGGGACCATCGGCGGCGGCACCGGCGGCGGGGCCGGCGGCGCGACGTTGCCGAACGCCGCGGCCGGCGCCCCCGGCGTCACCTGCGGGGGCGGGATCGGCGCGTTCGCGTTGCCGCGGGCCGCGTTCTGGCGCGCGATCTCGATCGCCACCGGCGTGGCCATCCCGCCGATCTGGCCGATGTTGTTGAGAATCGAATCGAGCCGCGACCCCTGCGGGAGCGGCGTAGCGCCGGGCGCTTTCGAGTCGATCACGCTGGAAAAATCCGCCGCCGGCAGATCGGCAAACGGCGTTTTCTCACCGCTCATTTGATCGAGCAGCGCGGCCCGGCTCATTTCGCCGCCGAGCTTGCGCGTGTTGGCGGAAAACATCCCCGGATGGAGCCCGCCCTCGAATGAGAATTTCGGAATCCTCGAGGAGCCATGAAACGTGGAATCGACGGCGTTCGCAAGAATGTCGCCGCGCACGCTCGTCGTCGCGCGCTCGCCGGGCGCTTTGCGGGCTGCCGCCTGTTCCTGCAACATGCCCGCGGCGCGTGCGATCAGCGCGGCGTCTTGCGCTTTGAGCCCTTCCTGTTTCGCGTCTACGTCGGTTCGGTGCGCGCTCTGATTGAGCGTATCGACCGGCACTTGGGCGGTCGCCTGGCGCTCGCGCGCCGCCTGACGCGAGGCGGCGATCGACTGCGCGGCGCCGACGCCTGCGGTGACGAGTGGCACGAGGGCGGCGTAATCAATCGCCATGGATCACATCCCCGCCAGGACCGCATCGCGGTTGTAATCCGCCTGCGTTTTGGCGACGTTGACGCCGAGTTGGTCGTACCCGAGATCGAGTTGGCGATTGCCCAACTGGCCACGCAGGGCGGCGTCGAGTTCTCCGAGCTTGCCCTGCACGTCGATCCCGTACTTTTTCATTTCGTTTTCCATCTTCGCCAAGCGTTCCTGTGACGACAGGCCCTCGGCCTGCATCTTGGCGTTGAGGTCGCCCAAGTAGATCCGCGTGCTCGCGTCGAGGTTGGCGAGGTCGCGCGAGACGCCGGTTTTTTCGCGCTCCACGTCCTGGCCGCGCGTCTGGATCGAGGCGTCGAGGTTGGCCAACTGCCGCTTGAGATTGTTGGCCTCCTCCTGCATCCCCATGTCCTGTGCCGCCGACATCGCGGACTGCAATTGCTGGCGGCGCTGATCGAGCTTTTTCGACACGAGCGCGGCATCGTTCGCGCCGACCGCCTGGCCGGTGTCCTGATTCAGTTTGTCGAGCCGCTGATCGACCCAGCCGCCGCCGCCCTCGTGACTGGCTTGCTGCGCCACTTCGGCGCGGCGCTGGGCGCCGTAGCGTTCTTGCGCGGCGGCAAACGCGCGCGACTCCGGCGCAATGTCGGCATCGGTCACGCTGGCGCTGGTGACGTTGGTCCCGAGCATGTTCATGATCTGGCCGCGAAGCGCGTCCTGCATTTGCGCTTGCGGATTCGGCGGCGGCGTAGCGCCGGCCGCGAGCAGGCCCGGCGCCTGCGCGCGCGTGCCGCCCGCCGTTAGCTGCGCGTTGTCGGTCGTATTGCCGAGGCCGATCGATGGCGTGGGCGAGGGCGCCAACGGCTTGGCGGTCGCGGGCGCGGGATTCTTGAGCGCCGGATCGACGGCGCCCGGCATGCCTGGCGTGCCCGATCCCGCGGCCGTAGGCGACGGAGCCGGCGCGGCGCCGCCGCCGCCCGGCTGCGTCGGGTCGGCGGTCGTGCCGGGCGCTGCGTCGGGATGGTTATACGGGACCATCCCGCCGGCTTTGCTCTTGACCCAAAAGCCCGCGTCAGACGTAGTGAGGTCAGCCATTACGCGGCCCCCAGTTGCGACATCACCGCTTGGCGGTTCGGTTCGCCCTTCTGGATGCGATCAATTTCCGCTTGCAGCTTGGCGAGCAGATCGCCGCCCTCGCCCATGTCCGCGGAGGGCCCGGCGCCGGCACTGGTACTGCCCCCGGCCGCCGCCTCGCCGCCGCCGCTGCCGTCATCCCACCGCCACGCCTTGCCGCCCTCGCCCGCGGCCTCTAGCACGTCGATCGTGCCGACGCCGGGGATCGTGAGCTTGTCTTTGCCGTCGTACGTCGTGCCGGGGTACGCCTTTTCGATGTCGCCCATGGCCGACTTGAGCCCGTCGAGCGTCGGCGGGAAATTCGAGAGGATGCGGCCGACCCCGTATTTCGGGGTCTGGTGATTCGGGTCGTTCCACTTGTCCGCATCCCATCCCGGCGGCGCCGCGCCGGCACTCGGCGGCGTGTAGGCGGGCGCGCTGTAGCCGTCCGTATCCCACGCCGACGTGTCGCCCACGCCCGCACCCGCGCCGCCATCGGCCGGAGCGGGCCCGCCCGTGGGCGCGGCCGGTCCCGGGTCCGACCCCAGTGGTGGCGCGGGCGCGGAGCCGCGACTCTCAAGCGCGTTATTGGCAATCGGCCCGGTGCCGGTACCGGCCGGCGGAGCGGGCGCCGAGCCCGGCACGCCGCCCTGTGCGCCGAGCTTGCTGGACTCGCGATCGGCGGCGCCGGAGGCCGACCCGCCCAACTGATTCATGACCTCGGCGCGCGCCGTCGCCGGCTGGCCGGTCGTTTTGAACGCCTGCGCCTCCGGACTGGCCCGGATCTGATCCATGACCGAGTTGAGGCCCTTCTCTCCGACCCACCGATCGCCGCCGTTCGGATCGAATCCCTGGCCTTTCAACTGCGCCATGACCTCCTCATCGGAGGCCGGGCGGCCGAGTTCCTTTTCGTATTCGGCTTTGATCGCGTTGGCGGCGTCCTCGACTTTGAAATCGGTGTACGCGCTCTTGGCGTTCTTGCTGGCCAAGCCCTTGATCGCGCCGACCCCGGCCCCGATGCCCATACCGATCGGGCCGGCCGCGGCGCCGTAGCCGGCATAGCGCAACGCATTACTCGCCACGCCGCCGCCCGTGCCCTCAAACCGGCGGCCGAGGTCATCGAGATATTCGGCGTTCGATCCGCCGAACGTCGGCATGTCCTCTTTGACCTTGAGCTTGTCGGCCAGGTAGCCGGTGGCGAGGCCGATCCCGGCGCTCGTCGCCGCGCCGGCCGCGCCGCCGCCGAACGAGGTCAATTTGCTGGCGGCCTGTTTGGCCGCGCCGCCGCCGACTTGCGCGGCCACGCTATTGACGCCCTGACGAGCCACGCTCTGGCCCGCGTTACCGAGCACGTTGCCCGCCACCTGCGAGCCGACGCCGGCCGCCAGGTTGCCGTACGCCTCACGTTTCCCGGCGGTGGGGAGGGGCGTCACCTTACCGCCGCGGGCAAACGGACTCGCGCCGCCCGTCGTTGGCGCACCCGCGGGGCGTGGCAATGCGCCCGGCGCGCCCGCCGTTGGCGGTGCGAGTTGATCGATCACGGCCTGGCGCTGATAGTTCGGCTGCACCGGCTGGATGCCGCGTTGCAGATCGATCGGTCGGCCGTTCATATCAACCGGCTGGCGGTTGGGATTGTGAAAATCCGCCGGAGTCATAACGGACATGCGGTTATTCCTTCGGCGCTTCTTCGCGCACGCGGAGGCCGATCCGGTCGAGCGACCAGTGCTGATCGATCGACGCCTGATCCGCGATCCGGACTTGGATGAATTCGCACTCGGACAATTCGAGGCCGGTCGCGGTGACGGCGCCACGCTGTGTGCCGAGCGCAATCGGAACCGACGGGATCGTGTCAGCGGGATCGAAGTTGCGCCGCAGCGACACGTCCAGCGTGAGCGCCGTTTCCCCGATGCCCTGCACGTAGACGTTTTGGATGCCGAATTGCGAGCCGATGCCCTTGTCGATCGCGCGCGTCACAAGCGACGCCGTGTACGGCGTCACGTTGTTGTCGTCGCGGTTGATCCCGTCGGCGTCGGCCTGATAGACGCCCAAGCCCGACGCGCCCGCCAGATTGTTGCGGCCGACGTACGGCTTGAGGCGGAGGCCCATCGGCGCGCCGGGCGTATCGGAAAACATCGCAATCGCGCTACAGCGCGCGAGGTTGCTATCGGCGCGCGTCCAGCCGCCGCGGACGCCCTCTGTCGAGCGGCGCGCCCGCGCCACGTCGAACACGACGAGCACTTGGGGCGTGTTCTGGCCCGACACGGGCAGATACACGTACACTTGGCCAGCGTCCCGGTGATACGCGGCCGTGATCCCGGCCTGCGCGGAGAGGTTCACCGTCGCCCACAGATCCTCAATGTCGGCGCCGCAGTATTCGAGGCCGCCGGAGCCGTAGCGGTAATAGCCGCGCCGCGACGGCCAGTACAGCGACGGCGATCCCTGTTCGTCCTCGGCCAACACGATCCCCTGATAACTGACGCACCCGACCGCATCGGAGAGCAGTTGCCGCGTGTAGGGGCGCGTCGGGTCCGAGGTCGGATTGAGCAGGTAGGTGCGTTCCAGCTTGAACACAACCGGCGTGCCGCCGATGGGGCCGCCCATGCCGGTGATGCCGCCGCCCAACTGCGGATCGATCTCGATCCGGTTCAAGGTCGGTACGCGCTCGTCGTCGGCCGTATTAAACCCCGTCGTATTCAGCGCGGGCGTGTAGTGGACGGTCGAGGACAGCGCGACCGCTTCCCAGGAGCCGGCAAGTAGGAGTTGCGCGCCATCGACGACGAGGAATTTCGCGGAGATCGGCGGCGTGAAGTAGTCGGCGCTCGTCGGGAATCCGGCAAACGTCGGATCCTGCGTCGGATACGTGGCCGGCGTCACCGTGTCGTCAATAAACGTCGTGGCGACGGCGGCACTGTTGATCGCGTAATAGTTGACGCCGTCGGGCGAGCCCCAGAGAAACCAGACCGTTTCGCCGTCGCCCGGCAGCGCCGGGCGCGTGACGCGCGCGGCCAGGCCGGCGCCGCTCGGCGTGAACAGGACCGAGGCCGGCGACAGCGGACTAAAGACGAGTTTGCCGCCGCCGTCGCCCACGGCGTACGACACTTTGTACTGCCGCGGCACGGCCGCATAGGCACCGGCGCCTTGGTTGGCGACGGTTGGCGCCGCGGTCGCGCCGGCAATGCCGACGCGCCGGACCACGGTGCCATCCCACACGTGCAGGCGATCGACGGCGGAGTCGTACGGCAAAAACAGCTTGCCGTTGAACGAGACACCGCGGCAGAACCACGCCGCCGTCGTACTCGCGATCGGATCGGCCAGCGCGACGGAGGCCCACACGGAGCCCGCCGCGACACGCCCGAGCGCGTTGAGGACGCCCGGATCGTTATGCGCGGCCCACAATTCCATCGTGGTTTCGGATTGCCCGGGCGTGTGCCGAAATAGGCTGAGGATCGCAAAGCCGCCCCCGAGCCCGATCGTGCCCGTCAGCCGCGCGACCATGCCGCGCCGCCGCTTGAGCCCGCGCGAGCGGCGGTATTCCAGATTGCGGATCTCGGCCAACTGCCCGGGCATCAACTGATCGGGCGGCTCGGCGCTATTCAGGCCGCCGGTAAAATCAAGCAGTTCCGCGACGGGCCGCGTCGGTTGCGCCACGCGTCACCGCCAACTGTCCGCGGGGTACATGCCGCCAAGGCGCGACGTCGGGAGCCGGCCGAGTTGCGAATCGTCGGGCAGATCCCACAGCCAGGCGTTCAGGGACTTGATCTCCTGTTCGAGATCCTGTTTCGCCACGACCATCCGATCGTCGGAGAGCTTGCGCCACTCGTCGTACTCAGCGCCGAGCGCCAGCAAGTGGTGATAGTCCGGCGGCAAGAGCGGCTGATCGGTGTCCTGTACGAGGTCGCTAATCTCGCGCGTGTAGTCGATCCGGTACTGCAACGCACTGGACGGCGTCGGGTACAGTTCGATGTGTAGGAACCGCCCCGACTGCTGGCCGACGGGCAGCGCGAGCAGGGTCGTGCCGCCGCCGGCCGCCGTCGTCACACTCACGATGCCGGCCGCGGGCGTCCGCAGGGACAACTTGACGACGTCCACGACGGTAGACGGCGCGGCGAGCGGACCGAGTTGCACGGGAACGGTGCCGGTAAGCGTCGTTTGTCCCGAGACGCGGTGCATGGTCGAGAGGACAAACTCCCAGTCAATAACCTGCGTCGTGTCGGCCGCACTGGTGGAGATCGCAAAAATCGAGGTCGGGGACGGCGGGCGCGTTTGCACCGGGAACCAGCCGCGCGGAATGTAGACCGAGGCCGTGCCGAGCGATGCCAGCGTGCCAGCGCGCCGCAGCCAGGCGGTATCACCCAAGGCGAGGACGGTCCGATCGACCACGGCCTGTATGCCGAGGATGCGCCCTACGGACATGCCGAGCCCATAGGTGCGCTGGCCGGCGACGGTGGTAAAGGTGTTCTCCGAATCGCGGAGCAGGCGCGAAAAGCCCGGCCGCGTCAACAGGCGCCGCTGCCACGCGTTGATCTCCGCCTTGACGCGGGTACGCGGCTCCGACGACACGGCGGTGGAGTGGCCGCACGCCCGGAGCGTTGAATTCTGCAATTCCAGAAACGTCACGGCGGCCCTCGGGGCGCGTTAATGCACGGCGGGCGCGGCGGTCAGTTCGCGGAGTATCGTCACCATGTCGGGCAGCGCCGCGCGCTGATCCGGTTCGGCGCACGGGAACAGCACGAGGAGCGCACGCGTGCCGACCTGGCCGGGGGCGAGATCGACCACGCGCCAGGCGCCGCCATGAAAGCGACCCGGTACGAGCTTGTTGGTGAGCGCAATTTCTTCGTGCGTCATTTCGCGCGCGTCCATCAGCGTGCCGACCCAAAAGACGTGGCCGACAATGTCCGGCCGCGGCTTGCCATCGGTCGGGTGATCGCCGTCGGGATTGAACACGGAGCGCGCGTGGTAGTTCTTGACGTTCCAATCGCCGTACTGATTGCGCCCCTCCATGCGATCGAACACGTCGGCGGACACCTGCGTGGCCACCTCAGACGCGACCTTGGCGGCGATCGCTTCGGCGCTGGACTGCGAGCCGATGATTTCTTTCACCAGCGCGAGCAGTTCATCGCGCGAGATCGGGCCGGCCGCGGCGGGCGTGCGGGCGCCGTCTTTGGTGACCAGCGCGGGCGGCGGCAGTTCGGGTGTAGACATAGATCCTCGATCACCAGGGACGCCGGCTCACGCCGACGCCCCTGGCGTTTCGCAATTACTGGATGTCGAGCAGAACGCCCTGCACCTTGCCGTTAACGCCGGTCACCAGCATCGAGCCGATGACCTTGGTGGCCGCCGCGGCGCCGTCCACGACGACGCAACCGGCCACGGTGCCGGGCACCACCACCGCCAGGCCGACGCCTGGCGTGCCCGCGATCAGCACGGCGCCGGGGCCGCTGATCTGGACCCAGCCGTACTGCCCGGCCGGGATCGGCGCGACGGCCACGCCGACGACGGCGCCGGTCAGCGTGGTAATGGGCGACTGAATGACGCCGTTGTACGGGTTGGCGACCAGCGAGACGCGCGACACGCCGGTCAGCGCGACCTGTACCAGCGCGTCAGGATGGAGCGTGAATACGCCCGTGGCCGCGCCCGCGACCGCCGGATGGCTGGCGATCGGATAGGCGTAGCCGAGGCCGGGCGCGGTATCGATGATCGCCCACCCGCCGGCGTACTGATTGGCGGTGATTGCGGTGGCGCCGTTGATGGCCGAGATCGTCCGCGAACCGACCGCGGTAATGACCGCGGTCAACTGCTGATTGAGCGTGACCTCGGCCGGGCCCTGAATGACGTTGCCGACGACGAGATCGGCCACGCCCGCTTTCACGTAGCGGAACGTGCGCCCGTCGCGCGTGTTGAGCAGGGCGCCGAGTTCCGCCTGACGCGTGGTGGTGAAGTTGAGGACGTTGCCCGAGGTGTAGGTGGCGGGCGCGCTCGTTCCGTTCATGTCGTGCTCCCTTCGCGCCCGCTTAGTTGATCGCGGTGATGACGCCGAGGCGTCGCGGGTTGTTGATGGTCATTTGCCCGGCGGTCATGATCTTCACGACCTCCGACAACTGATTGGCGGGATCGACGGCGGGGAACGCTTTCATCCACGTCAGGTAGTGGAAAAACAGATTGCGATCGTTGAGGGCGTAGCCGGTCGCGGCCGGCGCGTCCTCGTCAAAGCCCGCCTTGGCGCCTTTAAATTTCAGCGTTTCGTTTTTGAATCCGCCGTCTCCGGACTCTTTCGAGGTGAACCGCTCATTGACGGTGAGCGTGCCCTCGTAGCCCTGAAAGGACGTCTGATCGAACAGAAAATCGGTCGGGTGTTCCGCCGATGCGCCCTTCGAGCAGTTGTTGTAGATCGTCCGCATCGCGCCGCGGAGTTCGTTAAACGCGGTGCCGCTGTTGGCGCCGGAGGTCTGCCGGTTGCGCCAGAATGCGAACGTGGCGCGGTTGATGCCGCCAACGATCCCGGTGGTCGGCGTCGAGGAGACGAGCAGCGCCAGGCCGTTACAGTCGAGGCCGCCGTTGCCGGTGCCGTCGCCGTAGAACATACGATTGAGCACGGCCATGGCCGTGTTTTTCGCGTTATCGACCTTGCGCGAGACGAGATCGATCTTGGCCGACTCGCCGGCACAGCGCAGCTTTTCCAGTTCGGAAAAGACGATGGTGCCGCACGCCGGCTGTTTCCACTCGAAGCGCGCGGCGTCGAACACGTCCACGCGGGTCGTGTCGAGCACGTCCAGTTCGCCGTACGATCGGAACGTCGTATTTTCGGCGTACTCGATCGGCTCCTCGATCAGCGCGCCGCCGCTTTCTTTCTTGAATCCGGAGCCGCGCTTGATCAGGTTCAAGAGCGCCTGTGACGTAAACACGTTGTCGGCGGGATCGCGCGCCGTGCTCAGTTCAAACGTGGTCGCGGTGATCTGGCCGATGTTGGGATCCGCCATGGCGGCCCCTCCCTTTTACTGACCCCGCGCGCGTCCAAACACTTCGGCGGCGATATCGCGCGTCGAGCGTTCGTTGTAGCGAAGCGGCGTCACGGGCCGTGCCGCACCCGGACCCGGGTTGCTGGCGGCGGCTTTGCGTTGCAGTTGGCTCGCGCGATCGGTCGCATGCGCCGCTTGCAGGGCGGGGAGCCCCTTGGCGGCAAACGCCTTGATGTACGCGCGGTCAAGGGAGAGGGCGGGATCGGCCTGCATGCGCGCCTTGATGTCCGTCTCAAGGCTGGCAAACGACGGCCAGGACGCACGACACTCCGCAAGGGTCGTGGTCGCTTCGGCGGTAGCGTGCGCTTTCAGTTGAGCGAAATGGCGTTCCTCGATCAGCGGTCGGTACTGCTGATCGACGGCCTGACGCATGGCCGCCAATTTCTGATCAACTTGGGCGTCTTTCCACGCGTTGAGTTTCCCCAACTGCGCGGCCGAGTAAAACTCGCTACCGTCCTCTAGCCGCACGTCCGGACCTGGCGGGCCTTCTGGCTCCGACGGGGGCGGCGGGGGCGTGAGGGTGATCCCCAAAGCATGCGCGAGCGTCCGGATCGCTTGTTCCGGATTGGCGTCAAGCGCCTGCATGAGTCCGAGCGCCTGTTCGGCCCGGCTGCGATCGACTTTCAGATCGTCAACCCAGCCGTACCGCTGGCGCACGGACGCCTCGACCTCGGCGCGCGTCTTATTGCGGGCGTTCGTCAATACGGCTTTGTGCCGATCGACGGGCATCGACCCGGACGCGAGCAAGGATTGATAGTCGGGATCGTTCTCCTCGCCAACGCTTGTCGCAGCGTCGGGCGGTGGGGGCGTGGAGGACGGGTCAGCCGGTGGCGAGTCGGCCGGAGTATCGCCAGCAAACACGCTCGCCGCAATGGCGCGCGTGTCGGGTGGAGCAGGGCTGGACTCGGGAACCGATGACGTGGCTCCGCCGGAATCCGGTGATCCGGGGCCAGGCGCGGAGGTCAGGTCATCAGGCATCGCGTCAGACTAAATTTGACGCTCAGCATGCGCCGCGACGTGACGCGTGTCAATACATGGCGAACGACGGTCAGAACAAGGCGACAAACTTTCGTCGCGTGCAGGCACAGACCAGCCCATTTAGCGACCCATCGCTATCGCCGTGTTCCGCGATCACGGTCCATCGATTCGGGTCGCCAGGCCACCGGCCGCTACACGTCTCACAGACGATCTCAAACTGCATCCCGTGTAGCCGCAAGAGTTCGTCGGCGGCCATGAGCGCCTGACGCACGGCGATCGGCAGCGACACGATCGGCCGGCCCTGCGCGTCCCGGAGCGAGGTTATGAGGGCGGGCATACGTGGCCGTGGTGGTGGTGATGATGATGGGTCTGCGGCGTCGGCGCGATGACCGCGAGCAGCGCATCGCGGTAACTGATAATCGCGCCGCGCCCGGCATCCTGCGGGGACACGTCGCCGCCGATCGCCGCGCACAAGGCGAGTTG